ATGAGCGATTTCAACCCGGAGAATTACGCAGAATTCACCACGCAGGACGGCCCGGGAGAGCCGAGCGTGGGCGACGATGAGTTACCGCGGATAGAGGATCTACAGCCGCCTGAGATGGTGGTGGATCCGGCCAGGCAGATCGTCCTCCTGCCGAAATCCCTGGTGCAGTGATAGATCGCCTAGCTGTGGGAGCAGGGCACGGGATAGGATCGCCGCCGGTACGGGGCGGTAGCTCAGTGGGTTAGAGCAGGGGACTCATAATCCCTCGGTCGCGGGTTCGAGTCCCGCCCGCCCCACTCGTATTCGCCTGGGGGCGAACCGCGTCAGCGGTTTCGGCCTCTGGGACGGGAACTCTGAAGACCGGGATGACCTCGTCGTTCTCGGTGATCCAAATCTCGGTTATCAATTGTTCCATAGTGGACGTGCGCTCTGTCGTGGAGCTATCGGTGATGATGCGCGTCAGGTGCTCGCGGATGTGCTTGATCGTCGCGGGTGACGTTGCTCTGGGCACGTCCTCGATGCCGTCCCGCCGGATTGTCAGCGCGTCGGAGCGCTCGATTTGGCCGTTCCGGTGTCAGCTCCACGGCGCGGACATGCGTCGTCGGCGGGCCTTGGGAGGCCGCAGCGCGCGTAGCCCGGCGCTTGCCGGACGGCGCGGCTCAACTCGCCGGCGTGGGTGCTCGATCGGGGGTATGGCCTATCGCCGGAGCCGCCCGGTGCCAACCGGGCGCTCGGGGTAGTCCTCAGGCTGGTGCCCCAGGGCGATGCTGTGCGCGGTGCGGTACATGCAGGTACTCCGATGTGTCGTGGCGGCCCTTGGCCGCAGACCGTTCGTCCGTCCCGGGCCTTGCCGCAACGCCGTACCGTGCTCGCGTGATCACTCCACAGGGGACAGGAGCGGGAATGCGGGCACGTCAGGTATGGGCGGTGGTGGCTGCGGTGGCAGCGGCCGGGATGATGATCGCCTGCGGTAGTGGCGGCGCCGACGACGCAGGATCCGCGCCAGCTGTGCCGGCTACTCCGACGGTTGACCCGTCGGTTGCTGCGGCGGCCATCGCTGAGGCTGAAAAGGCAGCTGGTATCCCGCCGTACCCCGACGATGAGACGGTCGCGAAGTACCTGGCCGCGCTGAAGAAGATCAACCCGGAGATCTTGGACGACCGAGACCCGGAACGGATCGTCGACCGGGGCCGCGACCAGTGCGTGACCATCAAGTCGTTCCCGGATGAGCCGGACAAGGTCCTGATGTTCACCAACACCCGGTTCAGCTCGCCTGATCACCCGAACGGATTCGGGGATGCCACCGCGAAGAAGATCAATAAGGTGATCGTGAAGTACATCTGTCCGAAGGCCTAGCGATCGAGGCCGGCTTCCCGCAGTTCCTCGTCTGTGAGCTGCGGGATTGGCCCGCCGACAGGTTCGCGGTCGATGGTCACGGGGCCGGGGTCCATCCGCTCGAACAGGCGCTCGCGGCGCAGTTCCCGCTCTCGCTCGTCATTGGCGGGGCGGTCAGGACGATCCGTCACGAGATGACCTCCGCATCGATCCGGCGCACACCGCCGACGATCCCATAGTCGGCGACGACGCGGAGCCGCCGGCCACGGGCGAGAAGGATCTCCGCCTCGTCCTCGTGCCCGCGCTCGTCGCGGCCCTCCGAAATCTGGACCCCGTGAGTACCGCGCGATGCCAGGACCCGCATGACGACCGGATCGCGGCGCGTCCCGGAAAAGTGCTTGGTGATGTCCTCGTTGCCGTGGTGTACAGGTAAGCCGGCTCGGTCCACTCGGCGCCCGTCAGGTCGCCGGCCGCGCGGTCGCCGAACGTCCGACTGGCCTGGCGGAACCCTCTGTGCAGTACCACGTCGCGGTCCAGCGTCGATGCGGCCATGGCCGCATCGAGGTGCCGGATCTGCTCGGTGGTCCGCAGGTTGTCGTCCGCGTCGAGCCCTGCGGCTTGATCGTGCAGCCTGCCGTTGATCAGGCGGAAGTCTGAGCCCTGGTAGTCGGTCAGAGCACGGCGCTGGTCGCTGGTGAGGCCGCTGCTGGGGCGGGTCAGGCTGAGTTTCGGCGCATTGAGCGCTTGGTCGCCGGTGGCGGCGGTCTTGAGCCGGTCGCGATAGCTGGCCTTTGCGTTCTTGACCTGAGCTGACTTCGGTGCCGAGGCGGGCTTCGGCTTGGCCGGCGTTTCGGGCTTGGTGGCTGTGGTCGGCAGGTTCCCGGCGCCGATCTGCTCGCGGTAGAGCAGGCGCTTGAGGTTCGGGTTGGCTGCCAGGTGGTCTCGCATCTGGCTCTGCCACAGTTGCACTTTGGCGTGTGCCTTGGCGGCGTCCTCCGGGGTCAGCGCCGAGAGCTCGCGTTCCTTCGACTTCCGGATCGAGCGCTCGATTGCACGCTGCCGCTGCCGGGCCTCGTCGCCTTTCGGGTCAGCGGTGGGCTGCTTCGGCAGCTTCGTGATCCCCGGCAGGTACGACCTAACCGAGTGGCGGCAGTTCGGGTGTTGGAAGCCGCTTGCTCGAGCGGAATCGAGCGTCGCCTCTACGTCGATCCGGACCGGCTCGCCGGTGGTCTGGTGCGCCACGGTGATCGAGTCGGTCGGCCCGGAGTCGATCCGGAGCACGCGTCCCTCATGCGGCCGGCAGCGCTCACACTCCTGGCTCTCGTTGCTCACGATCACGAAGGGCAGGCCGAGGCGCTGCTGTTTGTCGGTCTAGCCCTGGACGGCGGCGCGCTGGGTGACCGTGCGCAGCGCCATCTCGACGTAGCTGGACATGCGCCAGCGGCGGCCACGGCGATCGGTGAACGAGGTGACGCCCTGCTCGACTAGGCGAGCGTACGCAAGCTGGGCGGCCTGGCGACGGGTGAGACCGCTCGCGATGCTGCTGGCGGTCGCCGACGTCACGACCTGCCGGTACACGTCCAAGACGTTGCGCAACACGTTGCTGTGCCGCGAGCCGATGTCCTCCACGAGCGCCTGGGCGAGCGCCTCCATGGCGGCCGAGCGGGGCACGACCGCGGTGGCTGCTGCTCCGGCGGCCGCGGTGGCCGACAGCTCGCGCGGGATCTCGCCGAGCACCGACTCGTCGCCGGCGGCGTACGCATCGGCCACGGCCTGCAAAACGCTGGCGGCCAGCTCGTCGCTGATCCGGCTCAGGATCCCCTCGGCCGCACCGCGCAGCTTCGCAAGTGCAACGAGGCGCTCGACCGCCCAGTTCGGCGTGTCGATGCCCGCGGCGAGGTAGCGGGTGACGAGCCGGAGCAGGCCCCTCCTCGCCAGCGCGGTACAGGTCGGTGGTGGCGCGGACGAATTCAGCGATGCGGTCGGGGTCAACGGCCACGACTTACTCCTCCGGATCGTCCTGCTCCTCTGCGTCCTGGTCCTCGGTGCCGGGCGGTGGCGTGTTGCCGGCCGCACCCGCGAGGATCACCTCCGGGTCGGCGCCGCCGCCCATCTCCTCCTGGATCTTCTTGACCTCCACCGCGACCTCGGGGTCTTCCCAGCCGGGGTGGGCCATGCGGACGGCGGTGTCGATCGAGATGGCTTGGGCGGCGCGGTAGAGCTGCACGGTCCGGGCTATGGTCTCGGGTGATTCGGAGACGCTGTCGCCGAACTCGACGTTGGGCCGCTCCGGTGCCGGCCGGGAGAACGCGACGGCTTCGAGCTCCAAGAGCAGCTCGACCGCGTCGGCGACGCCGGGCTTCCACGCACCGGCAATCCGCGCGCCCCGGGTGGTGAAGCTGAGGCGCTCGCGGGCCTGGGCTTCGGTGGCGGTCATCGCGACGTCGCCGCCCTCTTCGCCGAGGGTCTGCGAGGACAGGCCAGCGTGACGCATCGCGACCTGCTGAACCTCGTTGGCGGTGGCCTGGTGCTCCTGCCAGCGAATCGCGAACTGGTTCGGGGTGATGGCCGCGCCGGACTGCTGGCCGGGCATCATCTCCAGCTGGGTGAAGATCTCCCGCTCGGCGTCGAAGGTGGCGCCCTGGCCGGGGCCGTTCGAGGCCAGCATGTACGACGGGACGGTGATGCGGCTGCGGGCAAGGCGGACATCGCGCATCCAGGACGTCCACACGTCGTCGAGGGCGTCGAACCACTGTTCGTTGCCGTCGAAGTCGCTGCGGCCGAAGTACTTCAGGCTGCCGTTGGTGCGCCAGCTGCGCTGCGGCCCCGAGTTGGGGATCCGCACCACGTCGAGCCGGTCCAGGCCGGTCGGCTGGGCGCTCTCTTCGTCGATCAGGTCGGCCAGGTGCGCGGTTGCGGCGTAGTCGGTGAGCGGGACGGCTCGGCCGAGTTGGGCGCTGGTGCCCTCGTGCACGGCGTAGACGATTCGGCCGGCGCCGTTGATGACTTCGTGGTGTTCGAGGAGCCGGACGTGGGTGTCGCCGTCGACGATCAGCATCGACCAGAAGGTGACTTCGATCAGCTTGCCCCAGCGGATCGTGGGGGCTGCGCCGTCGGCGTGCACCGTGGCCAAGAACGCCCGGTCGGGGTAGACGTCGCGGTCGATCACCGGCCGCAAGTAGATGTCGCTGAGCACGCTGTTCGCCTCGGCGGCCTGCAAGAGCAGGGTGAAGAGGCCGTCGTAGACCAGCTGGTCCAGGCTCTCCTGAATCTGTGTGCTCTCCACGGTGAGCTTGGGCGGCTCGGAGAATACCAGCCCGGCTGCGGTCGCGGCGAGGTCGGCGGGCGGCGGCACGTGCAGCCGGCCATCACGCCGACCGGCCGGGCGCGGTGCGCCCCACAGCCAGCGGGAGACCATGCCGGTGATGCCGCCGGCGTACTGACCGGACCGGACGCGCTGCTGCGGGGACAACCCTTTGCCGGACGGTCCGCGGCCGGAGTAGTCGGCACGAAGGCCGTCCGGGTCGCCGGTGTACCAGGCACCCCAGTCGCGGTAGGCGTCGTAGGCAGGGGCGACGTGCGGGGGCGGCCAGGCGCCGCCGGTGGGGCTCGGCACCAACCCTCCTCCTCGTTATTACTTCGAACGCCGTATTGTCTGAATATGGCTAATTGTCAAGTGATGCGTTGCCCACGAGCAGGCGAAACGATCTTCGCTACGGACGGCGCGACCGCCATGAGGCGCGAATTTTGGGTTTGCCAGCAGCACCTGGCCGCGATCGAGGGTGGCGCCGCATGGTGCATCGAAAACCTCGGTTCAGATGGGTCCGCCATTTTGATCGGTGACGACGTCATCGCTGGTGACCTTCTCTTCCATGGATTTCGGATGAGCTGGGAAACCTCACCGAGTTCAACGGCGACTCCACGCCGTGTTCTCTCTTTGATTGCAAAGAGCGCTGGCGGCTCGGAGGAGTCATTGACATTCGTGATCAGCGATGAGCAACTCCGCGAACTGGCCAAAGACCTCACCTGGCACCTGCAAGGTGGAGGCGAGAAGGGCTAAAGATCAGGCTGCAAGGTCTAGGGCGCCCCTCACCAAGGGGAGCTACAACACCTCAGGGGCCTTGATCGCGTATCGGCCGGCGTCGAGTGAGTGGTCGCCGACCTTGACCGGCTTGTCCTCGCCCAGGAGCGCGGCTTTCTCGTCCCAGACGTAGCCGCCGATCTCCTCGATCCAGCCGGCGCACGACTCGTGGACGAAGCGCAGGCCCTCGGAGAGGAGCGAGGCGATGAGACGGATGCCGTCGAGGACGGCGTTGTCGGCGGGGCCGGGGTGATGCCGTCGCGGAACAGCTGGGTCGAGAACGACGCGGCTGACGGGTCGACGCAAACCCAGTCCGGGCGGACGCTCAGCTGCTCAAGCCAGCCCCGCAGGCGGACCGAGTACTCGGCGTCGGTCAGCAAACACTGCTGTTTCTTCGAGTCCCAACACCACTCACGCGTCAGGTACATGCGCCCGTCCACGCCGATGCCCAGGAGCAGGCCAGCGAACGGGTTGGTGGTGCCGTAGTCCACGCCCAGGGAGATCCACCGGGTGATGCCCGGCAGCGTCTTCACGACGTGCTTCGCCGGGTCCCACATGTCGTAGACGGTGCCCTCGGCGACGCACCCACTCGCCGAGGATGTTCCGACGGTAGTAGAGGCCGGTGTACTGGCGCCGGTACCCTGCTTTGACCCGCTCGGACAGCACCGGGTTGTCGTCGAGCAGGAACTTCAGCACGTACCAGTCGCCGGCCAGCTCGGCGCCCGGAAGCGCGCGCTCGATGCCCTCGGTCATCAGCCAGTGCCGGGGGTTGTCCGGGTTGGTGTTGCCGAAGATCTGCGCGCCGTCAACGGAGCAGCGGCCGAGGAGCTGCTCATGGAACGGCTTCTGCATCAGCGACCACTCGTCGACATACGCGTCCCGGCAGGTCATGCCGCGGAGACGTTCCTCAGACTGGGCGTTGTTGAACGTGATGACCTCGACCTGCTGGCCGAGGATCATCGCGGTCGGTGTGCCCCGGGTGTACAAGGTGGCCTTGGCGAGCGGGCCGAAGAGGACCGGGTCACGGAGCGGGTTGAAGATGTTCCGGACCGCGGTGTCGTACGTCTTCGCCGTGACGAGTAGGTCGCCGGTCTTCGGGGTCTTGGGGTTGGCGATGAACATCAGCCAGCGCAGCAGCCCGGACGGTGTCTTGCCGGAGCGGATGGCGCCCTCGGCGAGGTTGACGAAGAAGTTGCTCTCGCAGACGTACTCGATCTGCTTCTCCGACAGCGGCAACTTACGTAAATAGATCATGTTGCTCTCTGCCCGCGTTGCTTGCTCACGCCAAGATCAAGGAGTGGAGAACGGTCAGAGTCGGCGCAGAGGGATCGCCCTCGTAGGAAACGTGATCACCAACGTTGTAGCCAACCTCGTCGCGGCTGCAGTCATCTACCTCGGCGGAGTCATGATCGGCTTGTTTCCGCGTGAGCCGAAGGCCGTCGCATCGGCTGTAACAGCGGTTTTGTTAGCTGCGGCCTACGGGGCAATGCTGGCGACTCGCTTGCTCCGGCAGGAGTCGAGGCGTTCAGCGAGAGCGGTTGGCCTGGTGTTTTTTAGCGGATCGCTCGTCATCGCAAACATCGGAGGAGTCGAGACAGACCCTTTCATCAACAGCCCGCTAGGCCTCGCCTGGGCCTCGATCCTTCTCCTCGGTGGCATCACGCTTGCGATCTTGAGATTGCGCCACCGTAAGCGTGTGCTGGCCGACGGTCGCAAGATCAACGGCCTGTCCTGGTACGAGCCTCGATAAGCGCCTCGATAAGCGCCTCGCGCAAGTCGGTCAGCATGGAGCGGTCGTCTTCGTGGCCGGTGGCCTTGTCATACTCGGCGAGCTTGAGCGCGGTGTTTGCGAGCGCCTGGATGGCGGTGGCGATGTCGCGCTTGTCGTGGAACGGCGGCTCGTCGTGCTGGACCTCGTTGTAGTCGTTCTCCTTGCCGCCGAAGTTGAAGACCTTCGTCGGGGCGAACATCTGCGCCATGAGCTTGCCGGCTGCGTCCGGGGCGTTGAGTTGGAGCTCGGCACGGAGGGCGGCGCCGTCGGCCTTCTTCGCCGCGGTGGCGGCGGCGGTGCGGGTGCGCTCGAAGCTTAACGGCGGGTCGTGTTCGGCGCAGATTTTCGAAATCGTCCTGCTGGAGCGGCCCAGCTCGGTGGCGATCGCGTTCCGCGACTTGCCCTTGGCGTGGAGCCCAACAACGCGTTGCCGGTCGGCGTCGGTCACGGGCGGGTGTTTGGCCATGGTCACCTCACCGCGCTGTCACCTCGCCGTAGGGATTTGAAAGAGAGCGTTCCACCGGTTGAGCTGGGCGCATGTTGAGGCTCAGCACCAAGTTACGGCGAGGTGCGGGTCCGGCTCGGCCGACGGTCGACATCCTCCAAATGAGATCTCGCCGAGATCTTCGTGCACCAAAGTGCCCTTTGCCGAGGCGCTATCACGGTCACTGGACACAACGCTGGTATCCACAGAAATGGATCTTGTCCACAGGCAAGGGGTGTGCGATGGACATCACCTGGTCGTGGAGACCAATCAGCGACGGCGTTTGGTAAGAGAGACGCAACGCAGAAAGGAGGCCTGTCTCATGACAAGACCTTCACCCGTACGGCCACCTTGAAGGTCACAGATACCTCACACCCACAACTCCTGCATGAGCCGGGATGGGGGGCCAGTTACGGTGTTCAACAGCGCCGCGAGGTCTTCATCAGAGATAGCAAAGATGAAGACGGCCCGCTGGCGGGCGGGCCGTCGTGGCGTCGATCCACGCAATGCCTTCTCGCGAGCGTTACTGCAGGAGTGACATAGCCAAAGTACCCAACGCAGCGACGCCCGGTCACGGTATCCCCGATCACGGCTCGCCAACGGTTCACCAGAGCAAGGTCAGCGCGATCGCGTTGACCACGGCCGGCGCCTCAGTCGCTGGCATCCTCGGCGCTGCGGCATTTGGGGCGGTTTCTGAGCGAGTCGCCATCGTTGCCTTGATTGTCTTTGGCGCGGTCATGCTCGGCGCGCTCATCGTGGCTGGCATGTTCATCACGCGTCGTTGATCCGTTCGCTGGTGCGGGCCGGCCTCCGGGTAGGCCCGCACCAGCAACCAGTCCTCAGCGCAGACGTGGTCAAGGGTCAGCCTCACCTCGATGTTGAAATTCGAGGTGGCGCATGGGCAATGGTGTTGCGGCTCTTGCCTTCGGCGTGGAGCTCGGCAACGCATTGCCGCTCTTTTTCAGTGACGGGCGGGTGTCCTCGGGTCATGGTCACCTCACTGGGGATGGCACCTCGTCACTGCTATATGTACGAGCGCGGCGACCAGAGTTGGCGCCGTGACCCGGCTTTATCAAAGCTCCCATTCAGGACAAATCGTTTTCGTATACCCTAATGGGTATATGTTTCATCCTGATGAAACAGCAGGTCAAGTGCCCTATGAGGCGGCTCGCCCGCTCACGCAGCGTAATAGGATGTCGGCGACGAAACCATGATGACAACTGATTTCAACAAGGCAATCGGTCATCTAGAGGTCGCCACTCGGGTCGAGACGTTAGGACTCGCCTTGCGATATCGAGCTCGTGAACCACCGACAAAGCGGAGCGGCCCGCCTGCCAGCGGGCCGCCCGTGTCGCCGCCTCAAGAACTGCCCGGTCAAAAGCAAGTAATGAAAGGACGACATGCCACATTCAACCAGCACCAACTCGGCACGTCATGGAAACGATGGCGGTTCGCCGACGTCTCACCGCAGCAAGGTGGGCACATACGCGTTGCGCACGGCGGGCGTGTCTGCGGCGGGCATCACCGGAATTGTCGGCGCTGGCGCGTTCGGCGCGGTTTCTGAGCGGGTCGTCATCGTCGCTTTGATCGTCTTCTGCGTGATCATGGTCGGTGCCCTCGTCGTGGCCGGCATCTTCATCACACGCCGCTGAGCTCGTCTGGTGCGGGCCGGCTTCCCGGTCGACCCGCACCAGCAACCCGCTTCGACCAAGAGCAGGGCGCCGCTGTTGGGCGCGACTTGCCGAGACTGCCCGGCACCTGGCCCATCCGCCCCCGGACGCACAACAGCCCGGGAGTAATAACTCTCCGGGCTGTGGGCACAATTCTGCCGCGGCCAGTTCCCCCAAAGATCGACTCAGCGTCAACCGCAACGCTGGACACGCCCTCCGCGACGGATCCGGGCGTCGATGCCTGCGGCGGCGGTGAGCGGGTGCCGGACCTGGGGCCGGCCCGCCTCGTCTGTCATGCGCACGCCACGCAGTTGGCCACGCTCTTACCACCGCCGGACGGCTTTCTCGGTGCGGCCGCGGCCGAGGTGGTCGGCGATCTCGGCGGCGGTTCCCCACATCTCGCCGTCCAGCTCGATCACGCTGCGACGCTCCCGAGCACGTCAGCCCGAGGCCAGGCTGCGCCGCACGTCGGGCACTCGATCACCCGGGCGGCCAGCGGCGGCGAGAGGCGCATCATCAGGCCGGTGGTGTCGCAGTCGGGGCAGGGGATGCGCGGCACTAGCTGGCGGTCGTGGCCGTTGCGGATTTGCCGGCGAATCCGGCCGTCGAGGCGGTCGGCGAGGATCCGGGTGGCGTCGGCGGCCCGGCTCATGCTCGGCACCGCGGCGACGAACCGTTCTAGGGTGCCGCCACTGGCCGGCGGCAGGTGCTTGGCAACGCCGTCCAGCTGGTCGCTGACCTCGTCGAGAAGGGACTGCCAGCGGGTTGGGCCGGTCGGTGCCGATGGTGCCGACTGCGTCGCCCGTGGGGTCGCCGTGGCCGCCCAAGGCGTGCCAGCGGCCGAAGGTTGGGCTCTTCAGCGGCTCGAAGCGGGCGGCGCGCTCGATCCGGATGGCGCGGTGTCCTCGTCGTAGCGGTCAACGAGGGCGTCCATCGAGGTGCAGAGCGTCCAGAGGGCGGCGCTGGCGCGGAGCTGGGCAGGGTGGAGCTGGTCGGTCACGCCTGCTCCCGGGAGACGAGCGCCGGTCGTACCCGTAGACGTTCATGAGCCGCACCAGGCTGGGCAGGGACGGGTTGTTCTTGCCTCGCGCGTAGTGACCGAGCACGGATACGTCGACGCTCGCGCGGTCGGCCAGCCGGCGGCGGGTGAGCTGGTGGAGGTGGCGGAGGTCGGCGAGGGCAAGGCCGATGTCTTCGGGGTTGGCGATGCGGATCATGCCGGGGGTGGGCACCAGGGCGAGCACAGCAGTCAGGGCGGCCTGCCAGCACCTGTACCGCGGCGGGTGTCGTCGTTGGGTGGCTTTCTGGTAAACGTGCTCGGGCCACGGCGCGGGCTACGGCGGTCTCAGCGGCGCAGCGGTGCGTTTGATAGCGGATTATGCGGTGCCTTCGCGGGCCTGATGGGCAACTCGGGCTGCCTCGCGTCGGGATGCTGCGGCAGCGATCTCGATCTCGGCGGCGGTACGCCGTGGGCCGGGTACGCCGATGGGAAAGATGCCGCGCTGTGGGGCTGTGCCGGATTCACCGTCTCCGGGGACGAGCCGGAGTTCCGGGCCGCTCTCGCGCTCGCTCGCATGCGGGAGTGACTCACCCTGTTGGTCTTGGGCTGGGGTAAGCGGCTCGGAGAGTGAGCGATCTGAGTTGAGTCCCGACGGCGTAGTCGGCGGGAGCCGCGGGGGGTCTGGGGGCGGCGCGCCCCCAGTGGGCGGTTCCCGGGAGGGTTCTCGGGAGGTTCGTGGGTGGTTCGGGGGCGCTGCGACCACACGTGTGCGCTCAGGATCCACACGTGCGGACGCAGGATCCACACGCTGCTCTTTCAGCCGCTGGCGGCGGGCCCGTCCACGAGTGGCATTTGTCCCTTTGCGACGCTCGATCGCGGCCTCGAGGCTGAGCAGTTGCAGTCAGCGCTTGCCGTGGCCGTCGAACGTGCGGAGAACGCGGAATCGCTTGTCCGGGATGATGACGAACAATGCAGGCAGTCATCGATTCGACAGCGGACATGCGTGGAGCTGCGGAGGTTCGCTGCGCCACTGGCAGGCGAAAGCTCAGGCGGCTCCCAGGCGGCATGATCGACATGGCGTGGTGGCATCCGGCTTCCTCGGCGTCGTCTTCACCTGAGCGACGTTTCGATCGCGCGTGGCCGGACGTCTTGACCTGAAGGTCAGCGAGCAGCCCGGTGACGAAGCCCGCGGCCGACCGGTGGGGTTCGATGCGGCGCGGGACAGCGAGGGGCTGCTGCGTGAGGTCAAGCCGGGTTATTCGAACCGGCCGCCGCGCCCGAGGCTGAGCCCGCTCAGTGAGCATTTGGCGGAGTTCGCCAAATGCCGCTGATGAGGGGTGATAGGCCGCCGGCTATTCGTAGTGGTATCGGCAGGAGATGATGGTGATCTCGTTGGTCTCGACGGCGTACACCATGCGGTGTTCGTCGTCGATGCGCCGGGACCGGAGCCCCGCGAGGTTGTTTCGGAGGATCTCCGGTTTTCCGATGCCAGGGCCGTCGGGGTCGCGTTTGATGTCGGCGATCAGTGCGTTGATGCGTTTGAGAGTCTTACGGTCCTGAGTCTGCCAGTACAGGTAGTCGTCCCAGGCGTGGTCGGTCCAGCTGAGTTTCAC